CCCCGAAACCATCGCACTGATCCACGAGGCATTAGGTATCTGATGGCCAAAGGCAACGCCAAAATCATTCCGGCCAACCCTGGGGGCATTTTCCTTCCCTATCAGGGCGCCTGGATCAAGGACAAGAGCCGCCTGAAGCTTATGGAAAAGGCGCGCCAGATTGGCTTGTCCTGGTCAACCGCCTGGGCCTGCGATGAACGCACCGGCATGTTGGGTAACAAGCACGATCAGTGGGTTTCGTCGCGAGATGATATTCAAGCGCGGCTGTTTATCGAAGATTGCAAAATGTGGGCAAAGATTCTTCAGCTCGCCGCCGAGGATCTGGGCGAAATCGTCATCGATAAAGACAAGAACTTCTCGGCCTACGTGCTGCAATTTGCCAACGGCAAGCGCATCCACAGTATGAGCAGTAATCCCGACGCCCAGGCGGGCAAGCGTGGCGGCCGCGTGCTCGATGAGTTCGCCCTGAATCCCGATCCGCGCAAACTCTGGTCTATCGCGTACCCGGGCATCACCTGGGGCGGTTCGATGGAGGTCATCAGCACTCACCGGGGCAGCAAGAATTTTTTCAACGACCTGGTGCGCGAAGCCCGCGAGCAAAACAACCCGAAGAAGATCAGCCTGCACCGTGTCACGCTTCAGGATGCCCTTGATCAAGGGTTTCTGTACAAGCTGCAGCAGAGCCTGTCTGAAAACGACGAACGTCAGGCCATGACCGAGGCCGATTATTTCGATTTCGTCAAGTCGGGCTGCGCCGACGAAGAATCGTTTTTGCAAGAATTCATGTGCCAGCCGGCCGACGATGACGTGGCGTTTTTAGAATACGATCTCATCGCAAGCGCCGAATACGGGCGAGGTCTCGACTGGCAAACCCACGAAGGCGGGCGCCTCTTCGCCGGGGTCGATATCGGCCGCAAGAAAGACTTGACCGTGCTCTGGCTGCTCGAACTGCTCGGCGATGTGCTCTACACCCGCGAGGTTGTCTGCTTGCAAAACATGCGCAAGTCAGAACAAGAGGCCATCCTGTATCCGGTTATGGCCAAAGCCGAGCGCACCTGTATGGATTATACCGGTCTCGGTATTGGCTGGGGCGACGATGCCCAGGACAAGTTCGGAGGAAATCGCGTTGAGTGCATTACGTTTACCGGTCGCGTCAAAGAATCTTTGGCTTACCCGGTACGCAGCAAGATGGAAGATCGCCTGCTGCGCATTCCGTATGACAAGCAGATCCGTGCCGATCTGCGCAGCCTGACCAAGCAGACCACGGCTTCGGGAAACATCCGCTTCACAGCTGAACGCACACCCGACGGCCACGCCGACCGCTTCTGGGCATTGGCTCTGGCGGTCGAAGCGGCACGGCTGCCGGTTGTTGAATACGCCTATGAATCAGTTGGCCGCCACGCCGATAACCACAGCGCCCGCCCGGTCAAAGCCACCGCCGCCCTGGGCGGCATGAAAGGACTCTGGTAATGGCCCAACTCTTAGATGCCTATGGCCGCCCGGTCCGTACTCAGGCCCTCTCCCGTGAGCACGCCGCCCCCACTCTGGCCGGGGTTCGCACCCTGTGGACAGATACCGTCGCCTCGGGCCTGACCCCGGTGCGTCTGGCGACCCTGCTGCAAAACGCCGCCGAAGGCGACGCCGACAGCTACCTGACCCTGGCCGAAGAGATGGAAGAGCGCGACCTGCACTATGCCGCCGAGCTGTCCAAACGTAAGCTCGCCGTCGGCCGTTTGCCCATCAGTGTCGAAGCGGTCAGCGACCAGCAGCGCGATATCGATATCGCCGACGCCGTGCGCCGTTTGTTCAAGGGCTACAACGTGCGGTCGCTGATCAAGGATCTACTCGATGGTCTCGGCAAGGGCTACAGCGTGGTCGAGATCGACTGGGATCGCAGCGGCCCGCTGTGGAAACCCCGCGGCTACCAGTGGCGCGACCCGCACTTCTTTACCTTCGCCCGCGTGCGCCGCAGCGAGCTGCGCCTGAAAGACGAAACAGGCGGCCTCGACGGCCTGCCCCTGGAGCCGTTCAAATTTGTCTGCCACGTGCCGCGCATCAAATCCGGCATCCCCCTGCGTGGCGGGCTGGCGCGGCTTTCGGCCTGGGCTTACATGTGCAAGGGGTATTCGATTAAAGACTGGCTCGCCTTCGCCGAGGTTTACGGCATGCCGCTGCGGCTGGGCAAGTACGGCAGCAGCGCCACCGATGCCGAGAAAGCCGTGCTGCGTATGGCTCTGGCCAACCTGGGCACCGATGCCGCCGCCATGTTCCCGGAAAGCATGAAGATCGAACTGGTCGAAGCTGCCAACAAAAGCGGTGCCGCCGACTTTTTCAAACTACTGGCAGACTATTTTGACGATCAGGTCAGCAAAGGCATTTTAGGCCAGACCGCCAGCGCCAGCGGCAGCCCCGGCAAGCTCGGCAACGATCAACTGCAAAGCGAGGTGCGCGACGACATCCGCGACGACGACGCCGAACAGCTCGAAGACACGTTGAAGCGCGACCTGGTCAAACCGTTTGTCGACCTGAACTTTGGCCCGCAGGACGATTACCCCTGTGTGCAGCTGCGTGCCGCCGACCGGTACGACATGGCCGCCGAAGCCGAAGCCCTGGCCAAGCTGGTCCCTCTGGGCTACCGCATCGAGCAAAGCGTTATCCGTGATCGCATGGGCCACCCTGACCCGGACGAAAACGCCAAGCCGGAAGATTTACTCGGCATCCCTGCGCCAGTCGCCGCAGAACCAATAGCGATCAACCGCGCGACCAACACCGAACAGTCTGCCGCCGATCCCCTGCAAGTCACCGCTTGGGTTGATCATCTGCGCCGGCTCACAGTGCAGTCCGGCAGCTTCGAAGAGCTGGCCCGCAACATGGAAAAAGCGTTCCCCGAAATGGATAGCACCGCCATGGCCACTGAAATCGCCCAGGTCACCACCCGCGCGATTATGGCCGGGCGACTAGACGCGGCGCAAAAATCGCCCGAATAAACGGTTTACCATAGCGACCCAATACAAGGCCGCCAGAAAAAAAGATCGTCAAGTACAGCCAATTTTAAACACGGTTTAAACACGGTTTGGGAACATATCATGACCCCACAATTTGAGACCCAGGCAGCAAATAGCGTTTTTGGCCTTCCATTCGCGGAAGCCGAGGCCTTTTTCCGCCGCAAACTCAACGTGCCGACCTCCGCCTGGAATGACCTGTGGCAGGCCGAGCACGCCAAGGGGTTTATGACCGCCGGGGCCATGAAGGCCGACCTGCTCGCCGATATGCGCAACGCGGTCGACCAGGCGATTGCCGGGAATTTGGATTTGGCCGAATTCCGCCAGCAGTTCGACAGCATCGTGCAAAAACACGGCTGGGCCTACAACGGCGGTCGCAACTGGCGCAGCGCCCTGATTTACGACATCAACGTCAATACGGCCTACCAGGCCGGTCGCTGGCAGCAGTTTGTCGAAGGCGGGGCGAAATATCTCAAATACGTCCATGCCGACGGCGTGCTCAACCCGCGCCCCGAGCACGTCGCCCTTGATGGCACCGTGCGCCCGATTGATGACCCGTTCTGGTCAACCCACTACCCGCCCAACGGCTGGGGCTGCCAGTGCCGCGCCGTCATTGCCGATGAAAACGAGCTGACAGACGTCCCCTCTGTGGCTGGCGATCCCGCCACGGTCGACGAGGCCTGGGCGTATAACGTCGGGCAGGCGGGCATGGAAAAAGCCGACACTGTGCTGGCCGATAAACTCACCCGGCTGGCAGCCGCTGGATTTGCCGTTCTGGCACAGCAGCTGGCCGCAGAAATTTTAGCAATTACCGGGCGCGAGGTGCGGCCATGAGCATCATTATCAGGGTCGATGATCACGACGTCCGCGAACTGCTCACCCGGTTGCAACGCAAAACCGGCGATTTGCTGCCCGCTATGCGTGAAATCGGTCTGCGCTATGAGCGCAGGGTCCTCGAAAACTTCAGCCGCGAGCAGGCCCCCGACGGCACCCCCTGGGCGCGGCTGTCCAGCACCACCATGATGCTGGGGCTGGGCCGTAACAAAGGATTCGGCAAGCGCGGCCTGGTTAAACGCGGCCGGCGGTACCTGCAAAACAAGAAAATTCTGTTCGAATCCGGGCGGCTGAGGCAGCGGGTCCATAACCAGCCGGATAAAACCAGCGTGCGCATCGGCGTTACCGGGGTGGACTATGCCGCGATCCACCAGTTTGGCGGCAACGCCGGACGCGGCCGCAAGGTGCGCATCCCGGCCCGGCCCTACCTGGCACTTAACCAGGGAAACAGGCTGGTGCTCGCTGAACGCGATAAGCAAATGGTCATGGATGTTTTGCAGAAACATTTAACGGTGGATTAACCCGGCATGAAAAACGGGCGTATGCCATACGCCCCTACGCAAAAGGACACATCATGTTTTTACGCCATGCACTGAATTTTGAAATCTCCGGATCCGATGGATCCGCTGTCCCCGACTGGATCGAACTGATCCCCGCCGGGCAGATCACCGGGCGCGATGGTCGCCGCTGGGTCAATGACCAGCCGCAAAGCATCATTGACGACCTGATGCAGCGCGAGGCCGATATTCCCCTCGATTACGAACACGCTACAGAGCTAAAAGCCCCCAGGGGAGACGAAGCCCCAGCGGCGGGCTGGTTCGTCGCGTACGAAATCCGCGACGGCGCCCTGTGGGGAAAAATCAGTTTTACCCCGCGCGGCGAACAAGCGGTGACAAATCGCGAATATCGCTATATCAGCCCGGTGTTCGATTACGAAAAAGCCACCGGACGAGTGCGCCGCCTCAGCAGCGTGGCCCTGGTCAACAAGCCCAACCTGTTTCTATCCGCCCTGAATCACGAACAGCAACGTACGGGCACGGCGCGCCGTGCCCCAACCACAGGAGATAACCCTATGAAAAACCTGCTCAAAAAACTTGGCCTTGCCGAAGACGCCAGCGAAGAGCTGGCCCTGAACGCGCTGGAAAAACTCCAGGGCGATCTGTCCACCGCCCTGAACCGGGCCAACACCCCCAGCCTTGAAAAGTTTGTCCCGCGCGCCGACTACGACAGCGCCCTGACCCGTGCCGCCAACGCCGAGCAGAGACTGACCGACATCGAAGCCGATCAGCTGCTCACCGCGATCACCGCCGAAATCGATGCCGCCCTCAAGGCGGGCAAAATCACCCCGGCCACGCGCGAGTATTACACCGCCATGTGCCGACAGGAAAACGGCCTGGCCGAATTTAAAAAGTTCATCGCAGCGGCCCCCGTGGTGGCCGATCCCTCCAAACTTGACGGCAAAACCCCGCCCGACAGCGGCAAAGCCCTTAACGCTGAAGAGGCAAAGATTGCCGCCATGTTCGGCAACAGCCTCGACGACCTGAAAAAATACGCGGTGTAATTGATTGCGGCTGAAGGCCGCTCCCACACAGTAACCAAGTAAGGGCACGGCGCGCCGTGTCCCACCCCAAGGAGAAACCCCTATGGCAGAACGCAATACCCCCAGAAAAGAAGGCAAGCTGATTGAATTCGCCGTTGCCGCAAGCACCAAAATTGAAGCCGGGACTATGGTGTCCGTCAATGCCGGTGGCTACCTGATTCCCGCCGCCGACACCGCCAGCACCATTGTTGTCGGCATTGCTCAGGAAACCGTCGACAATACCGCCGGGGCCGATGGCGCCCTCAGCTGTGAAGTGCATCGCGGCGAGTGCTACCAGCTCGCTAACAGCGCCACCGCCGCCGTCACCCAGGCCAGCGTCGGCTCGTACGTCTATGTCGAGGATGCAGTCACCGTCGCCCTGGCCAGCGGCCCGACCAACGATATTGTGGCCGGCACCTGTTACGGCGTCAGTTCCAGCGGCGTCTGGGTGCTGATCGATTAAAGGGATAATCGCGGCTGAAAGCCGCTCCCACAGGGATTGATTAACAACTAATTAACGGAGATTTAAAACCATGATTATCAACGCCAGTACCATCAGCGCAATTTTTACCAACGTCAAGGCCACGTTTGCCAAAGCCTTCGACGCGGCTCCAAGCGTCTGGGAAAAAATCGCAATGAAAGTCACCAGCACCGGCAGCCAGAACGATTACGCCTGGCTCGACAATTTTCCCAAAATGAGCCGCTGGGTCGGCGAGAAAGTCGTCAAGGCGCTCAAGGCCGGGAAATACGTCCTCACCAACGAAGACTTTGAAGCCACCATTGCCGTCAAGCGCAACGACATCGAAGACGATAACCTGGGCATTGTCGCCCCGCAGGCGACCGGTGCGGCCTTTTCAGCAAAGCAGTTCCCCGACGAGCTGATTTTTGAAAAAGTCAACGGGGCCTTCACCAACGAATGCTTTGATGGCCAATATTTTTGCGACACAGATCACAGTGTGGCCGGGGCCAGCGTCAGCAACAAGGGCACGGCGGCGCTTTCGGCCAGCACCCAGGCCCTGGCGATCGCCAGCCTTGGCGCAGGCATTACCGCAATGCGCAGTTTTAAGGACGACGAAGGCCGCCCGCTCAATATCACGCCCAACGTACTGCTGGTTCCGCCTGCTCTTGAGTTTGTCGCCAAAGCCCTGGTTAACAACGACCGACTCGACGATGGCAAAGCCAACCCTTTCAAGGGCACGCTTGAAGTGGTTGTTGACGCTCGCCTGACCAGCGCCACCGCCTGGTTCTTGCTCGACACCACCAAGCCGGTGAAGCCGTTTATTTATCAGGAGCGCAAAGCCCCGCAGTTTGTCCAGCAAACCGATATGGCCAGCGACGACGTGTTCAACCGTGGTGAGTTTAAGTTTGGGGTCGAAGCCCGCGGCGCCGCAGGTTACGGCTTCTGGCAGCTGTGCTACGGATCGACTGGCGCATAACCAAAGCAAAGCCCTTTGCCGCCGGGGCGGAACGATGAGCCCCGGCAACTTTTAGCAACAGGAGCCCATTTATGATCACCATCACCGCCAAAACCGAAGGCTTCCGCCGCGTTGGCATCGCCTTCAGCCGCACCCCGCGACACTTTGACGATAAAGCCTTCAGCGCCACTGAGCTGAAAATCCTGAAAGCCGAACCGGCCCTGACCGTTGTTGAAAACAAGGACACACCTAAAGGTAAGGG